TGAGTATAACTAGGAGATGAGTTCATTACAAAACGAACTTAAAAAAGTTCTTGGCATTAATGCTAGGTTAGGCACTAATGCTATTGGTAGTGGTGGAACATGTGCTTGTGATCCTGTATGTAATGCTACATGTACACGATATAGCACACTTACAGCCAAATTAGGTGTTTTTATGAATGTATATGAAACACCTCAATTTGCAGATTATATTAATAAAACTGAATGCTCAGACAAAGCTGGTAATGTGTTAACATGGGATACAACGTCAGCAGGTCTTGGTGTTTTTTCATCTATTCTTATTACAAATGATTATCAAGATTATATAACAAAAACATCTGTTGTAAATTCTTCAGGTTACGCAACATTATATGATACTTATGTATCAAAGAATTTATATGCAGCTAGTACAATTCAAGTAGGAAATTCTTATATAAACTATCGTAATAATTGTTTAGGGGGTCCAGCAAATACATCCTATACAGGTCCAACAGGTGGAGTGGGTCCTACAGGTGTGGCTGGTGCTACTGGGCCTACTGGTATTGCCGGTATGACTGGTTCTACTGGTGCTCAGGGTCCTATTGGTCCTATGGGTTATCAAGGTCCTACAGGCCAGGCTGGACCTACAGGTCAAACTGGTTCAACTGGTAGTATAGGTCCTACTGGTATCATTGGTCCTACAGGTCCAGGTGTATTGGCAAGTTTAATGTATGGTTATGCTACTGTGCCTCAAACAACTAATCTACTTATGGATAGTGTTGTAAAGTTTGATACAATATCTCAAGCTATTGGTCCTGATATATCCTTTAATGGCACTACATCACAAATTACCCTTGTAGCAGGTCGAACATATCGTATGACAGCATCAGCACAATCCTTTGAAAGCGATAGTGTTCCAAATCCACAAGCTGCCTTTGCCTGGTATAATGAAACAGAATCTACATATGTTGGATCTATTCAAGCAAATTCTGATACAATTTATGATGGATTGGCAGCGGTATCACCCACACCAGCTACATATATCTTTACTCCATCACAAACAACTGTCATAACATTCCGTATAGCAAGTTTAACTGGAACTTTAAGTCAAATAGGTGGTGTAGGTGATTTTACCACAAAAGGAAGTTATCCATGGTTTGATATTGAAGTGCTTGCTGGAAATGCCCCACTTCTTTTATTTACAGGAAGTACAGGTGCAACTGGTCCAACAGGGTATAGTGATCCTGGTCCTACAGGTGCTATGGGTCCTACTGGTGATATTGGTCCTACTGGTGATATAGGTTTAACAGGTCCTACAGGTCCAGGTGTATTAGCAAGTTTAATGTATGGTTATGCGACAGTACCGCAAACAACAAATCTTGAGTTAAATGGCATTATAGTATTTGATACAGTATCTCAAGCAATTGGCCCAGATATTACATTTGATACAGGAACATCGCAATTTACACTCTTTCCTGGACGCACATATCGTATGGTAGCATCTGCTCAATCATTTGAGAGTGACGTTGGACCAAATCCTCAACCAGCCTTTGGTTGGTATAATGAAACCGACGCAACCTATGTTGGTTCAATTCAAGCTAATTCAGATACAATTTATGATGGATTGGCAGCTATCTCACCGACTCCAGCTACCTATTTATTTACTCCTTCTTACCAAACTATAATGACATTTCGTATTGCGAGTTTGGATGGCACACTAACACAAGTTGGTGGTGTTGGTGATTTCACTACACTGGGTAGTTATCCTTGGTTTGATATTGAAGTATTAGCTGGCAATGCTCCTCTTTTATTACATACAGGTAGTACAGGTAGTACTGGTAGCACAGGTTCTACTGGTCCTACTGGTATGGCTGGACCAACGGGTGCCGCTGGATATGCTTCAAATACAGGAGCAACTGGTCCTACTGGAGCTACAGGTGCTATTGGTCCTACTGGTGCTACAGGTGCCACAGGTACTATTGGTCCAACTGGTCCAGCATTTTTACAAAGTTATCCCCCTCATATTATTATTCCTCCTGATACACTTAGTACAATAGCAGTTATAAATTTAGGAACAGCAACTTATGGTACACAATATTATGTACGATCTGACGGGAATTTATCGCATATTACTTTTTTAACTCCTAATACATGGGATGGTGCTCAAACGGATTTTCAAGTATTTATAAAAAATGGGCATGAACATAATAATATATCAGTTTATCATAGTGTTAATGGAACAACATCAACAATTATAAATAATGGTAATATTGCGTACAAAGATAGTCAATTATATAATGTGGCAAATAATGTAAATCCAGCGAATATGGTTGTTTATTGGAGTGGTAGTGATTTATTTATGATGTAAACAATTTAAACTGCTCTTTAGTTATATACTTTAATAATGATTCATAAACTTATACTTACTTCACAAGCAACATATATTATATATACAATGCCTGTATTTTGTACATATGAAATGATACGTGACAATAGACATAATTTCAATCGCATTGGATTAGCAGCACATCTTGTCTATACTGCATGGTTAGTACAGAAAGGATATGGTATAGTTCCATCACTCTTTATGGCAACATTTATGGTAGAATTTTTATTTCGATCTATGCTTCTAAGCATGATGTTGATTCAAGTTCTTTAATTAACTGTAATTGAATATTATCTATAAAGTCTTTGAAATCTAACCCTTTATAGTATGTGGTTTTATTTTTAGATAATTCTATATACTGTTCTTCTAGATAATCAGATGTTAATATCTCATAATCTGAAATATTGTTTAAAAACAAAATAGGAATATCTTTAAACATTGGTAAACTATGAAACGCTTCTTTTATAACAATTGGTATACATCCTGAATAAATCGTATCATAAAAACGAAAAGTATCCAATGCATTTCCTCTTGGACATATATTAAATTTTGCCTTTCCTAAATCTTCAAAAAATTCATCCCTAGAAATAGAATAATTTAAAAAATTCTGCATATGTTTAAATGTTATAAATGATTTAGATTGTAATATATTATATATTTTTTTACGGTCAGGATGAGTATTTAATGAAAAATTACAATAACATAATATTGGTCTGTTATTATTTTCTATAGAAGCTTTATTAAAACTACTAATTGATCGAAAATCTGAACCCATAGGTAAGAATTTTATTACTGGATGTGTATAATTAATATTCATACTATAAATATATTTTACATTGTTTGGAATTTTAATATTACTGTTTAAAATTCCATCCGTTTTTCCAACTATGATTATATATATAAATGGTTTATTTTTGATATGTGTTAAATATAATTGTACATAATTTAAGTTATCTAAACTTTTAGTATGTGAACCTATAAATATTATACAAGATTTATTTGGAATATTATTTACATTTTCAACTGTAATAATATTATGATTATCAAAAAAAGGTTTATTATCAATAAGTAAAAATCTCTCCATTTTAATACTAATATGATATATTTATATTAAAATTTAAATAATGAACTAATCAATATCTCCTAAATCACTTTCATTTTCAGCAAATTCTGTAGCATAATGAAGAGTCCAATCACGTGCGTTCATTTCATATTCAGCACGATTTGATTTATATAATGCAGCAATTTCGGGCACTAATGGATCATTAGGATTCGGATCTGTTAATAAACTTAATATAGATAACAGAACTTTACTTATAGTAAGTGCTGGACTCCAATTATTTTTTAAAATATCCAAACATATACCACCCGCCGAATTAATATTAGGATGATAAATCTTTGTTGTAAATTCTACATGAGGTTGTTTAAATGGATAATCAGTTGGAAATCGAATATTTAAATGAAAAACACCTCCAGCATATGGACTATCCGCTGGACCCATAATCATACCTTCCCAATTAAACACATCATCTTTTACAGGACCAGCAGAACAACCTGCGGGTGGATCTTTTTGAATATCCTCCAATTCTTTCTGAATTCGTCGAAGTGCCATTTATACGCTTACTATAGAATTCGTTTTAAATATCCAAACTAAATAGATGATTGGTGACATAGACATATTTTATAGATATGTGCGTTCTAGACCAAATCTTATTTATTTTGAATATGCCTATAGTTCATTAACTCTAAAATTATGTGAAGAACCAAACATTATGTCTATTTATACAATTGACAGTAATGAAAATAACTATAATAGTCTTGGTAATCATACAAATCAACAAAATAGTTTAATAGCCCGGAAACTACGCTATAAATATTATGATATATCAAATAATGAAAAATTACAATATTTAAATCATATACACGAAATAACATATTTGCCAGACATAATCTTTATAAACGGACCTTATAAATTAGCTTGTGCACTTCACGTATTTTTGGAAATTGATGAAGCACGATATGTTATCATTAATATTAGTACAGATAATCCAGATTATTATATTTTAATAAAATACTTTCATATTGAATATAAAGGTCACAATCTGAGTATCTTACAAAAACGTATGGATGTTGAGTTTGATATATATGACCTTGCTAAATATGAAAATATAGCATAATATTAGAACAATTATGCTAACAGTTGGATACGAACATGCTGATGGTAGTGTTGAATATGTGGAAATATATGATGATACTCTTGCAAATTTAATTAACGAAATAATATATCAAAATATAGATATAAATTCCTTTAAAGATGAAGAACATAAACACGTGGCTAGCAAACAGGAATATTTTAGTGAATATTTAAGTAATGAGCAAGACACACGATTCCGTTTTCTAAAACAAAAAGACGGTATATGGAAAATACGTGATTATTATGGAACAAATCATCACGATATAATATTTTCCAGTGTTAAGACGGGTGGCAAACGTCGTCAAACCCGTCGTAAACATCGCAATTAACATAGCATTTCAATACGGCAGAATTCAGTATCTGATTCTGGTTGTAAAACACGCCAGGCCGTTGAAGCCTTTAATGCACGCATAAGTAATCCTACAATCTGATCTTCAGCATCAGAATTACGTTCTTTTGACAATCTATAAATTGTAGAGTGATGGAGTTCAATACTATAGGTTTTCTTTATAGCATTTGGAGCAGACACATCATGCCATACAACTGGAAAGTGAATTTTAATATCATTAAGTCGTGTTAATACTGGGCTACAAATTGCGGGTGACTCATAATTTGCTGCCGGTGGTATAACAGACGGAAAGTTCATACGAATTACACAAATATATTCAGGATGAGTTGAAGTCTCAACTGTCCATCGTTTACTAGCTTGTAAACTTTCCATTAAAATCGCATGTTGATGTATATCAAAATTCTTCCAATTATCTACTGATACTTTGGAACGCATTTCAGCTAATTTCTTACGATGCCACACAATAGCATGCCTTTCTGCACCATCTGTTCCACGACCTAGTGGAATTACAATGACAGGAAACTTACTCCAAATATCCTTGCGGAGTTTGAGAGTTTTTTGAGATGTTACAGGCAAAGACATGTAGAAGGTAGGAATAACAAATAATATATACAAAGCGTTTAAACGCAAACAATATACTTTAAAATCAGTCAATTTTTGTAGAATCTACTGTATTTGTTGTACCAAGTATGGATGTCTTTAATTTACTATGAATTGCTTCATAAAGCCACTCTGGCATTTCAATCGGTGTTTGCGTATTTGCTAAGGATGTATAAAATGGTTTATCTGTTGTATATTCCGCCAATTGTAATGACGTAGATAATACACGAACGCGTGTTTTATAACGTTCGAGTTCATTCATAATATCAATAATTTGATATATAATATATGATATACTTGATACAAATAAAACAATAAGACTTATTTCAACAGCAAACATTTCTGCTGAAATAATGTTTAATATTATTTTAACTTCATTTTTTACATTTATTAGATATAATTATATCTATCTAAAGTATATTTTTATAGTAATATTCAAATGACTTGTACACTTGTTACAGCATTTTATCCTATAAAATCCAAAGCACCACTAGAACGTTATTTAGAATGGGCAACCTATTTTATGTCTCTTGATGCTTCTATTGTTTTATTTACAACTCCAGACCTTGAGCAAACATTTCGTACTATGCGTGGTCATAAACCTATATATATAATTACAAAATCATTTAATGATTTATATATGTGGAAACACTATGAATCTATATGGAAAAATCATCATACTATGGATCCAGAAAATTCATATCATACGCCTGAATTATATGCTATTTGGGCTCAAAAATCAAGTTTTGTATACGATACATGGATATTAAATCCATTTAAAACTGATTATTTTTTTTGGTGTGATATTGGTGCTTTTCGTGGACCATTGCTTGATTCTGTACGTCGCACATTTCCTATAAGTACTTATTTACCTGATGATCGTATACTTATGTGTTCAGTCAATAGATATAACGGTAATAATCATCAAGATAACCTTGTTGGTGGCCTATGGGGGGGTTCAGGTGCTGGTTGTTATCGCTGGCATTTAGCCTATTGCCATATGCTTTCTCAATATATATCTGATGGTAAATTTGCTGGTAAAGACCAAACAGTTATGTTATCAACATATTTAGAAGATACATCGCTAGCTTATATAGTTTGTCCAGGCGATGATTTAATTGTCGATGGTTCACAACAATATAATACATTTGATGGACGCTATATTGTGAATCCATGGTTTTTTTTACAGGTTTTATTATCTGATACAGGAATTACCTATAAATTAGACGATACATATATTATCTAAACTTAACTATTAGTAATAAATTATAAATGATTCGCATGTTATGTGGAATAATGTATTTTTTAAAACGTTATATTGTTGGACGATGAAAAATTGAAAGTTAATTCTAAAACTATAGATTTGCTGCCTTATTATAATGACATCCTGTGCTCAGAATGGCTCTACTATTTCCGACATTGAAGAGTATTGTTCCTCCCTTCCTAAAAATTACACATGGCGTGATATGTCAATTCCTAATTCTGACTATGAACTATTTCGTACTATGCTATATGAACTTGCTGATTTACTTCGTGACGGTGCATCTTATTCACAGGCACGACAAACTTTACAGCGTAAATATCATACAGCCATTCGACCATCACATTTTACCCAAATTTATTTGAATGAACAGGAGGCTGGTCGTATGCCTGTGAATTCACAACTAGAAGCAGCACTTGTAACTAGTAAATGCCGTGGTTTATCTGGTGTATCTGTACTAACGGTCTTTCTATCGCCGTATCCTGAGGGACAAAAGTTCTCCTGTAAGTGGAACTGTTCATATTGTCCCAATGAACCTGGACAGCCTCGCTCTTATCTATTTGCTGAACCTGGTGTATTGCGAGCCAATCAGAATGGATTTGATTGTGTGAAGCAGATGCTGGCTCGTATTAAAGCCTATAAAGTTAACGGTCATCCTACGGATAAGTTTGAGGTGCTGATTTTGGGTGGCACACTGGCCTCCTATCCCAAGTCTTATTTGGATGGATTTATGCGTGATATCTTCTATTCTGCTAATATTTGTGACGATAAAGGAGCTGATCCGCGTGATGTACTTACGCTTACTGAAGAAAAGGCTTTGAATATGACGGGTTCTCATCGCATTATTGGTATTACAATTGAAACGCGGCCAGATTGCGTTACGGCGGCAGAGATTAAAGACTTTCGTCATTGGGGAGTAACACGTGTACAATTGGGCGTCCAACATACCGATGATGCGATTCTACGTGGCGTGAACCGTGGCTGTAGTCATAAACATACTCTTGCTGCTTTGAAACTACTGAAGGATAATTGTTTCAAAGTAGATATTCATATTATGCCTAATCTTCCTGGTGCAACTGTATCTGGCGATAAAGTCATGATTGATTGTGTTCTAGATGACCTACATCCTGACCAGGTGAAGGTATATCCCTGTACGACGACGCCCTATACAAAGATTCTTGAGGATTATAAGAAGGGACTTTATGTACCCTATGGCGATGAAGACTTGACCGAGGTTGTGCTATACTGGAAGACCCGTGTCCATCCCTGGATTCGTAATAATCGCATTGTACGTGATATTCCTAATCAGTATATTGTTGCGGGTGTCAAGACAAGTAATCAGCGACAGGACTTTCAGGCTGAAATGACGGCACGTGGTTTGACATGTCATTGTATTCGTTGTCGCGAGGCCGGTCGCTGGCCAGAGGCTCGTGCTGAAGACGGCGAACTTGTTGTGCGAACTTATGTGGCTCAGGGCGGGCTTGAGCACTTTATTTCATGGGAGTCCAGGGACCGTCAGGTTCTGTTTGGCTTCTGCCGTCTGCGATTGTCAACAGACGCTGGAACAGTCTTTCCTGAGCTTGTACAATCTGCATTAATTCGTGAACTCCATGTCTATGGTCGTACACTGGCAGTCGGTGATTCTGTTGACGGAGCAGCTCAGCACGTAGGTATAGGTCAACGACTTCTAGCTGAGGCTGAACGGTTGGCATCTGCGTCTGGGTATAAAAAGATAGCTGTGATTAGTGGTGTTGGAGTTCGTGGATATTACGAAAAGCGTGGCTATACTTTCATGTCTGGAGAAGGTGAATTTATGATGAAAAATATTTCTAAGAAAATACCTAAAATGAATAATATTATGCTCTTACTCATTGTGTGCTTTATTACCCTTATTATTCTAAATAGTTTAAACATAAATAATTATAATTATTAAGATGACCTTACAAAAATATAATAGTTTTGATGTATTTGATACTTTAATAGGGAGATTATGCTATAAAGGTGTAGAAATTTTTGATATTATGGAGCATCTAACAGGTATATATGGGTTTGCTAGACTACGACGTGAATGTGAGTCATGTCCGTTTGAAGAAACTTACGAAAAAATATCTAAACATATATTCTGTAATAAAGAAGAATTGATGAAACTAGAACTACAATTAGAATATGAATTTTCATTTCCTATATGGAAATATATAAATATGGTTGATGTAAACGATATAATGATTTCAGATATGTATTTATCGCAAGAACAAATTAGAACACTTATTCATAAACATAAACAATTGCCTAATTCACTTATAGTATCATCAGGTGGAAAATTATCTAGCACTATTTGGAGAGATACTTCAATTATAAGTAATATCAAATTACATATAGGTGATAATAAGATAAGTGATTATGATAATCCACGAGCTCATAATATACAAGCAGAACATATAGCAAATGTTGACATGAATAGTATGGAAATGAATATTAGACATGTAAGTCAAGAATTAGCATATATTATTCGTGCTATTCGACTTACAACACAACATGATACAGAGTTTTTTTCAACCTTAGCATATAATGTGATGCTACCATGCTCACTTATGATATGTTTACACATACATTCATTAATTGTATCGCAATCCTTCCAACATGTTATATTTTTGAGTCGTGATGGATATTGGTTACATAAAATGTTTACCATTCTTTTTCCAGTATTTTCTAGCAAATATGTATATTTTAGCAGACGAATAGCAGAAAATATAGTTAGTCAAACAAAATTTGTAGATACTATAAATTCATTCAACGGTAAAAAACTCATTATTGATTTGAATGGAACAGGCAATACATTAAATAAATTCATATATCGTATGCCAAACACAGTATTATTATTATGTTTTACGTGGGATAATACATTCAAGTCTAATTCTCAAACTATGAATATACGATATATAGGTGATTCATGGATGACCAAATATATTGAAGATGTGTTTTCTGCTCCACATGGTTCTATAAATGAAAACTATATAGCATTGGAACCAGAATATAATATAGAAATATTTAAACCATATATGAAAGCATTTGATATATTTTGTGATTATTATAATATTTATTCAAAGTATATAGATATACATAAGCGTGTACAAACACAAAATATAGGAGCATGGTTTGATACATCATTAACACAATGTCCAACAAACATTGATCGTATAACTAATTATATTACACATGTGAATTCTCACAATGAAGATTATAATCAATATCCATTAAATTATTATTCTCAAATAGGTCAAGATAAATATTATATAGAAAATGTTATAAAATTTAAGTGTAATGGTATATTTTTAGATATTGGAGCATATGATGGTATAACTGGTAGTAATACGTATTTTTTAGAAAAAAATCTGAATTGGAAAGGATTATTAGTAGAATGTAATCCAGAATTAGTCGATATATGTAGACAAAATAGAACATCTGCAGTTTGTAATAAAGCTATTTATAAAGAATCAAATACTAAAATAGAGTTTATAATTCCTAGAGGTCAAGATATACAGGGTGGCAAAGCCCAGTTAGGTGGACTAAAAGATTTTCTAAGACCAGAAAGTGTAGAATATTTTCATGAATCCTATAAATCAAATACAGTTGTTTATCTTGATACAATTAATATGAATGAATTGCTACAACAACATAATATGTATACTATAGATTATATGTCACTTGATGTAGAAGGCTATGAATTAGAAATATTAAAACAAATAGACTTTAAAAAATATAAAATAGACTATTTAACAGTAGAACATGCTAATATACCACACTATCAATCTGACATAAATACATATCTCGTGTCTCAAGGATACAAACTTGCTCGTCATAATAATCACGACGACGAATATATACTAGATACATAATTATACTGCCAGCTTTTCTTTTGGCTTACCAGTCCACTTTTTCTTCTTTGCCAGACCCTCGCTATATACTGTAGCAGCGGTCTTAGCATCTATTTTTTCTGCGTCATGCGTTGACGGAAATGTTACGAAACGTCGCAATTTAAGTGCGGTCTTATACATATATAGTCCATAGGGACCCTTTTTAATTGTAAATTCACCTACCACGCGATTAAATGCATCGCCTGTCGTAGCAAAACTAATTTTAGCCTTGAGTTTCTCTTGAATCTGCTCCTGAGTCTCATCACCTTTTATAGACATTGTCGTCGACCCACATTCTACATACTGTCCAAACCGACCCTTTTTCTTGCGAATCTCCACACCCTCCAGCAGTCCAAGCAACTCACCTGCCTTGGCCGTTGCCGCCTCCAGAAATGCTGTTTCAGCATCCGCTAAAGTTGCCGCCTCCAGAAATGCTGTTTCAGCATCCGCTAAAGTTGCCATCTCAAAAGATACTGTAGCCGGTAAGGAGGCAAACGTTGCCTTCGTCGTATTTGGACTACCCTCAGGGGGGTCCCTTACGAATAGCGGCCCCCGCCCACTCAGTATTACTTTAACGCCTGGAGATAATATACGTTCGCGGCTGGCCTTGGAGGCACTAGGTGCCATAGACATTTGGGTATTGTACTTATCCTTATATGTATCCCAGGTTTGTTGTAGTAGTGACTTGTAGTCTTTATGGCCTTGGGCAATCTGGTCTAGACTTTGTTCCATAGTAGCAGTAAACTCATAATTAAATAGATTGTTGTATTCTAGATTGAGATATTGAGATACAGCACGACCTAATGCTGTGCTACGAAGTTTATTTTTTTCTGCACCGACTTTATGACTTTCTGTTTTTGTAGTTGGTGGCCATTGTTTGGGTATAATTGTTAGATGATGACTATCTTGTGTTTTACCTTCAACGTTGGTCTTTTCAACATATTCTCGGTCAAGAATTGTTGATACTAGGGACGCAAATGTTGATGGACGACCAATACCACGTTTTTCAAGTTCGGCAATTAAGGATGCCTCTGTAAATCGTCCCTTAGGTTTTGTAAAGGCTTCATCCGCTTGAAGAGATTTCCATTTTAATACTGCATCTTTAACCAATAAGGGTGTCCATGTAGCCCAAGTTTTTATATCAGCTTCGGCTTTGGCTGGATCTGTAGTTTCAAGAATTTTGAATCCTGGAAATTGGGACTTTGTCATTTCAGCATTCCATACACGTTCTGGATCTGCCTCTAACGCAATCGTAGCTTTTCGAACATCTGTAATTGATGGTGCCATTTGACTTTGTGTAGCCCGTCGCCAAATAAGATTATATATAGTGCGTTGATTATCATCTGAAATAGGTGGATTTGGTATTTCTGGATGTGTAGGACGAATTGCTTCATGAGCTGCCTGAGCTTCAGGAGCCGCTGGAGTATCGGATTTTTTCGCTTTGGTTTTTGGCTTAGGTATCTCTGATGACTTTGTTTGCGACATTATATGTTGACCTTCAGGTCCTACATATTGACTTCCATGAGTTTTTGTAATATAATCACGAATAGCAGTTGCGGCTTCTAATGATAATTGTGGATTATCTGTACGCATATAAGTAATATGACCAGCTTCATACAATTTTTGAGCAGCCATCATTGTAGACTTTGGATTTAATCCATGGCATACACTAGCTTCTTGTTGTAATGTAGAGGTAATAAATGGTTTTGGTGCTTGATTTGTACTAATAGACTCTTTTACTGTACTAACCTTAGCATTTGGATTATTATATACTTTATTTAATACCGTTGTAGCTTGTTCTTGCGTAGGTAAATCATTCACTGCTTGAATGTCTAACATATTAGATGGTGATGATGTATGAGTAATAGTGCCACGCAATCGCCAGAATGCAGCTGCTTTATGATTTTCTACTTCGGCATCACGTTCAACGACAAGTCGTAGAGCTGGCGTTTGGCAACGACCAGCAGACAGTTTTGGAGCTACACGAGCCCATAGAACCTTGCTAATTGTAAATCCTACAAGAAGGTCTAACATAGCACGAGCCTGTTGAGCATTTACCTTATTCAAATCTAGACGACGCGGATTAGCAACAGCTGCCTGAATAGCTGGTTTAGTAATTTCATGGAAGACAATACGCGGTGTTGTAGCAGGATTTAGTTTAAGAATATGACATACATGCCAGGCAATACCTTCGCCTTCACGATCATCATCACTTGCTAAAATCACTTCAGCACCTTTAGCGGCTGACTTAAGTTTTGCTATAGCATCTTTTTTTGTTTCGAGTTCTTTATATGTAGCAGTCCAATTATTATCTATACCAACTGAACTAAGTTTTTCTTCTAAGGCACGAATATGTCCCATTGTAGCAATAACCTTATAACCATCACCTAGGAATGATTGAATTTTTGAGCATTTTGCTGGTGATTCTACAATCACAAGTTTCATAGCGGCTAATTTGTTGAGTTATGGCTTTAGTTGGTTCAACTTTTTTGAATTTTTATTAGCATAGACTCTATGTCAATAAAAAATTTGGTCGGTGTGGGTCTCGATCCCACGACTTCCTCCTGCCCAAGTATATGTCTTTTCATATAAGAGAGGGATTCTACCAACTGAAATAACCGACCATCATATCTTTTGTAACACAAACATGTCGTCAATTTTGTTCATTTCGTGTAATTAGATACATATTATGTATACCGTTTATTGGTATAACCGCATTATACCCAAGAATTGTTGTTATATACGAAAACAATTCCTTATTTTCATGATTTGATTCAAACATTATAGTTGGATAATTATTTTGTTTAATTGTATTGACTGCCCCTTTTAATACATAGAGTTCATTATCCTCTACGTCTATTTTTATAAATCCAATATTTTTAAGATTATACGAATCCAGTGTACGAACCTCTACACTCTCTTCAGCTAAGACTGGTTCAACAAATGATTGTAAAGATGACCCACCCCCATCATGACTGCGAATTTTGAGTGTTTGAATACCTACCTGATCTGGCGAACCTAGTGCTACATTATAAGCCGTAATATTTCTAGCATCTGACAATGCAATTGACCCACATAGTGCGTAATATGTCATTTTCTGAGGCTCAAAACTATATACATGTTTTGCATTTTGTGATAACGATATAGAATATGTACCTGTATGAGCACCAATATCTAAAAATATATTATTATTACAAAATTGCTTACACCAATCTATTAAAGTTTTTTCAAATAGCCCGTGTTCAGCATAATACGGCAAATTTATTACTGGTAAAATATAGATTGATTTTGAATTCGTATAAACTAATTGATTATTAGTATTATCAAATATGGCATCATCTGGATTTTTTGTTAGTAAAAAATATTTTGATGCCATTTAACTATAAATAATAATAAATAAATATTTAGACCCCTACAGGATTCGAACCTGTGTTGTGAGAATCAGAACCTCACGTACTAACCACCTATACGAAAGGGTCACAATGAAAGAAAAAGAAAGAAAAATTAGGCCCCTACAGGATTCGAACCTGTGTTGTGAGAATCAGAACCTCACGTACTAACCAACTATACGAAAGGGCCAATGTAGGATTTGAAATAAAAGTAGGCCTAGCTGAGACTCGAACTCAGGTTAATGGATTCAAAGTCCACTGTACTAACCATCTATACTACAAGGCCAGTTTTACTTCTCCCACACATAATAAAAGAGTGATGTCTTTAAGTCGTCAATTTTGTAAACTAATAAAAAATGAAATATAGGTTGACTTTAATTCAAAATATTTAAATGTTAAAATGGTAAATCCACAAAATGTTACTGGACGATTATTAAGATGTTTACTAATTATGTTATATATATACTTTGTGTCTTCACAGTCCACTACAGGAACATCATCATTATCAGGTAGTCATTCGTCATCCTATTCACGTAGTAAATCTTTATCTAATACACTAAGTTCATCTGTTTCACGTAGTAAATCTGCATTTAATTCTGGTTCTACTAGCTTATATCCAAGTATATCACGTAGTAAATCTGCTAGTGTTTCAAATAGTCGTATAATCCCAAGTTTATCTGTATCTAATTCTGGTTCTACTAGTTTATCTGTAAGTAATACACATAGCAAATCTGCTAGTTTACCTTTAACTGTTTCTGTATCATCTAGTTTGTCTATAAGTTCATCACATAGCAAATCTGCTAGTTTACCTTTAACTGTTTCTGTATCATCTAGTTTGTCTATAAGCACATCACGCACTAAATCAGTTAGTGTATCCAATACACGCATTGCTGTAGCAAGTTCAAGTATGTCCTTATCTGGTTATAGCAGTTTGTCTATCAGTTCTACACATAGCAAATCTGCTAGTTTACCTATAACTGGTTCTGTATCATTTAGTTTGTCTATAAGTACATCACGTACTAAATCAGTTAGTGTATCCAATACACGCATTGCTGTAGCAAGTCAAAGCATGACCTTGTCTAGTTCTAGTAGTTTGTCTATTAGTCCATCACATAGCAAATCAGTTAGTGTATCAAATACACGCATTGCTGTAGCAAGTCAAAGCATGACCTTGTCTAGTTCTAGTAGTTTGTCTATAAGTCCATCACATAGCAAATCAGTTAGTGTATCCAATACCCGCATTGCTGTAGCAAGTCAAAGCATGACTTTGTCTGGTTCTAGCAGTTTGTCTAACAGTCTATCACATAGCAAATCAGTTAGTGTATCAAATACACGTATTGCTGTAGCAAGTCAAAGCATGTCTTTGTCTATTAGTCCATCACATAGCAAATCAGTTAGCATATCCAATACACGCATTGCTGTAGCAAGTCAAAGCATGACTTTGTCTAGTTCTAGCAGTTTGTCTAACAGTCCGTCTCATAGCAAATCAGTTAGCATATCCAATACACGCATTGCTGTAGCAAGTCAAAGCATGACTTTGTCTAGTTCTAGCAGTTTGTCTAACAGTCCGTCTTATAGCAAATCAGTTAGTGTATCCAATACCCACATTGCTGTAGTTAGTCAAAGCATATCTTTGTCTAGTTCTAGCAGTTTGTCTATTAGTCCAACACATAGCAAATCAGTTAGTGTATCCAATACAGGTATTGTTATTGTAAGTCAAAGTGCATCTATATCAGGTTCACTATCTCATACTATATCACCTACTAAATCTACAAGTATATCTAACACACACATTATTGTTGCTAGTCAAAGTATATCTTTATCACCTTCAATATCTTCTAGTATAAGTATAAGCATATCATTATCCCATAGTAATTCTGTCAGTCAAAGTAAAACAGGTTCATTTACAGTATCTATATCAACTGTTATAACTTCAAGTAAAATTAGTTCATTCTCAAATAGTATAAGTAAATCTACATCAATATCAGAAACTTACACAAATACAATAAGTTCATCATTAAGCAATTCAATATCAATAAGTTCATCATTAAGCAATTCAATATCAATAAGTTCTAAGCAAACTAATTCTCAAACAGTATCGTCATATATATTTATGTTAAATGTATCCTTATCAAATTCAGGCTCACCATCTATATCTCCGTCAACAAGTATATCTATTTCATTATCATCAACTATAGCTGTCGCAAATATAAGTGTGAATTATATATCTCCTACATCAAATGATAACAATAGTAGTAATTCAAATTCATTATCACCAACAACTCTTGCTGTAATTACTGGTACAGTTGGTGGATTATTAGGTATAGGTGTTGTATTTACAAGTCTTGCTGTATTTCTTTATTTTACAAAATACAAATTATTAATGCGAAAACATATTTTAGAAAAAACTATGACTACAGGAGTGAATAATCCTATTCATAAACCACTAACTCGTATGCGTGTTGTAAAAATTGGATCTGATAATAATTTGTTATTATCACAAGCTTCAAATAATTTAAGTAATAATGTAGTTAAGAAGTCTGACTCATTCCGAAAATTAGTCAATCCACACAAACCACCCTTACATGTTGTAAATATAGCATCTGATAATAATAACAATATATCTACTATTCAAGCTACTAATCAATTAAGTTATGCTGCTGTAAGAGATACTACCTCTTTTAGAAAATTAATTAAGCCACAACAAAAACGTATAATTCGCTCTTCAAAACGAAAAATAAATATTGATAATGTTGATAATAACAATACATAAAAAATTATTTATATAGAATAGAATTATGCCCAAGGATGTTCCTTTTACTGCTGAATTTTTATTTGTAAAATTACTGGATATCGGATTAACAACTGTCTATTTTTTTGTATTTGGTATAACTGCAGCAAAATGTTTTGACCTTATTTATGGGAAAACCGAAGATGTAAAATACGAAGAATATTCTTTATGGTATTTATTTATTGATATTATTGGACATTTATTCCTACTTGGTGTAACAGCATATGCCTTACGTAATATTATTGAATTAATACCTTTTCCACTCAATGGTGTTGCCGGTTATGACCATTTCCGGCTAAAAGAACTTGAAGGTGGCGAAGTTATGGCCTTAGTGCTTATATTGTTCCAAAAAGACTTACAGGAAAAGGTTAAGGTATTTGTAGATCGTGTAGTTGGAATTCATATGAAAGAAGGGGAAGGAAAAGGTAAATTAAAAGGTGGTAAAAAATAGTATATAAACAATTAAATAGTTAGATAAATATATGGACACTGATTCAGAATATGTAGCAATTCCAATTGACAACGATGACCTTATTAGAAAATCTATTGCTGAAGATTTTCAATATGGTTTAAATGAACTTGAAGAAAAAAACCAACGATGTATAAATTATAAATATACTATTGGTTGTTTAGTTTTAATTACAATTATTGGTGTAGTTATATTTATATTTTGTCATGTTATATTAAAACTTTAATACAATATATGAATTTTCCAATACTTTATCTGCTATGTGTAATGTGTTTTCATCAATGTTTGCTAAGTCATAAACCTTACCATCTGTTCCATGTACTAAGAGTGTATGAGATACAGTTGACCCAGGAAATTGTGACTTTAAACGATTCAGAATTGTCTTCATATGTTGTGTATAAATGGAGGAATTATTTAGGGGAATTGCGTATTGATATACAGCATCGCCTGCTGCCATACGCTGTGTCGCACGAGAGGAAATAGTTTGAAGAATATACTCCATGTTTTAATAAGCAATTAAAAAGATTATATGTTTTCAATTTTTTATTAAAAATTTACATGGACACAAATAAAATATACCTTTTTTTTTGTATTCAAAAACTACAAAAAAAAAGGTTGCACCCCATGAGTATCGATCTCATTTAGCGTAAGCACGGGATCTTAAGGCCCGCGGGTTTTCCAACTCCCTCGAGGTGCTGTGTGAGGGTTTTCCCCACATCAAGATAATAAGAGATTCGTTTAAGCCGTCAATTTTGTTAAACTCCTTAAAAAAGTAATTACATTTAAAAATGAAAACTACAAGTATTTATAAATGGACTTTTCAATCATGGCAGCACAGTGTAGTCTTAATGCGTTCAAATATGGCTTGCCGTTTGGTGGAACACAGTCGTGGTTGATGGTTGTGCTTATGGCCAATGATTCTGGTGAACATCCTTATGCTCCATTTCAGGTAGCACTATTAGGATGGCCTATTACAATTCTATGTGATATAATCTTTTTAATACCAATTTATGTAAATTGGTTACTTTTTTGGCAACGGCAATAAAAAAAATATATATCTTGCGAAGAGTGGGATTTGAACCCACGCGGATTTACTCCATACCATCTTGAGTGGTACGCGCTAACCAGGCTACGCGATCCTCGCATAAAAATGGGACATAAAACCCATACACCACCGCAGGGGCTCGAACCCTGGACTCTGAGGTTAAAAGCCTCATGCTCTACCAGCTGAGCTACGGCGGTCGACGCCAACATATACTAAAATGTTTTAAATAACGTCAATTTTGTTAATTTATGTATTTTTAAATTCTTTACAACAAGCTTGTATAGCAAATAATAACATAGGCACCGATGTATTACTACGAAATATATATGTTTTGCCTGTAGAACGATCGTGACGTTGTGCTTCTACAGTAGAATCTGATGTTCGGTGTATACATGTTAATTCAATAAATATATTCAGTGGTAATACAGTATCATTTACACACACAAGTTTACCACTAACAGTCTCACATATCATAACTGTTAGACTTTGTTCGCCCATTGTTACTGTAATATAAATACGTTCATTTTGTCCTTTACGAACTTCCACAGCACTACTTTCATAAACTTCTACATCGCCTGGTATAAGGTCTACAAGGGGGGTGCCTGTGACTTCAATAGTAGTACTGTTAGATTTTTGTTCTGGACGTAATTCGTTGCGTAATTTTGACATAAAAAATTCACGGTCATCTATGATACGAGAGGATGTATCAAACCCCGCATCGGATAAAAATGCATTGATAGGTGAATCAGTTTCAATAGCGGCCATGGTTGCTGATGATAAATAATTGTTTGGGTTTAAGCCTTAATTTCATTATCGTAGACACGCTGTGCTACAGGAAATCCATTAAATTCGGTAGCTGTGACCGTTGTATAGGCACCCATATCTTCTATCTTAAGAACATCTCCAACTTCGACCTCTGGCATCACTATATCATCTCCTAAACAATCACCTGAATCACATGTACGTCCAAATACAATTGTAGGTTTCTTTGTTTCATTTTGTTTTAATTCACGAACACGTTGTAAAATAGGTTGTTGATGGTCAAACGGAATATTGCTAAAACTACCATAAACTGACTCATCAATTGTAATACGCCATGTTGGATCTGTCTTCTTCATTGGTGGTGGCCATACTGGTTTCTTACCAATGACGGTTGTGTATAAAGTATGTGTTGGAGCAGCAAAGAATCGACCTGGTTCCGCCATCCAATATATATGTTTCTTTCCAAAATACTGAATGCGTGCATTGTTTATTGATTTAGAAACATTTTCAAACATATTTTCATTTGGAACAAATCCACCACCAATATCTACAATATCAGTATTAAAACCATGTTTATATGCTATTTTTCCACCGATAGCACATGATTCTATTGCAGTTTCATACTGCTTCGCCGATTCACATTCACTTCCAACATGAAAGCTGAATCCAGTCATATTTAAGTTATAAGCTTTTGCGGCATCGTATATAGAATCAAGCCATTCTAACGGAGCACCAAACTTTTTACCAAACGGTTGCTTGGATCCACCATCCTTTACAAGCAACCGGATCAGCACTTGGCCTTTCCACATTCCCTCTGCTAATTTTTCCACCTCCTCCACTGAATCAACCACCGTTAAATCAATGCCACGTGCCTGTGATATTTTAATATCTTCAAGCTTTTTACACGGTTGTGCGTATATAATATTTTGTGGCTTTGTCAACGGTAAAACTTCATTAATTTCACGAAGACTGGCACAATCAAACCCCATATTCGGATGTAAATCTAACATCCATCTCATAAGAATTGGGTCATTGTTACACTTTACTGCGTAGTAAGGTGTAATGGCCGGAAGATATTTTTGCCATTGGCGAATTTGCTTAGCAAGAGCGGATTTTGAAACGACAAAATGTGAAAAGGCCAGTGTGCTTGATAAAGGGGATGTGTAAAAAATATTTTATAAGAAAGACGCAAACGTCAACTTTTGTATACTTGTCTTAAACTGCACCCGCGTTTTCAAGATTGGCTACAAAGTCATTTGCTGACGATGAAACCTTGTTATCTACTGCGGCAGTTGCAGCATTGTTATCGGCAATAGCCTTTGCTTCATCTACACTGGACTGCCATGTTAGACGAATGTTTACAACTAGGGCAACAAGTGTTGCTACAACAGCAAGACCCGTAAAGACACCAAGAATAGACCAACCAGCAACCGCTGTGCTTGGATCATTTACAGCTAGGGCTACACCAAGGATTTCCATACCGAGCCATACCAGGAAAATTAGAGAATAAAGTATAGTTAAACGTGGAGTTGCGGGCCAAGGCGAATTCATGATAATTGAATTCAGACAACAAGATAAATGATTATTATGAGAATTTATCTTATGTCAATTTTTATTGATTATAACATTACACTAGGTAATTCCAATTATAAATTTAAAGAATTCCATTTTTCATTCTCGGTAGTCTAAATGATTTCAAACATATATCCTAATAGACCGCAACGCATGTCTTACGCTGGCGCGGGCTTTATCCTGTTTACACATGATCTTCAATCTGTACTATTAGTTCTTGATTCCCGGTCCAAAAAATGGGGCTTTCCAAAAGGACATAGAGAACTAAAGGATGAAAATGATATTGCAACTGCTACACGAGAAACGTGGGAAGAAACTGGTCTTGTAAAAGAGGATTATATTATCTTCCCTGAATCCTTTAAAATTAACAAAGGCTCACAATCTTACATATTCCGTTACGCTATGATAAAACACACTGACCACAACAATCGTATTATTCATGGTCATAGTTATGAAATTGAAGATATGAGATGGGTGCCAGTTCGTAGTCTTATTGAGGCAAAACAAGTCTTAGATGGTAATAAATATTTACGTACATGGATTGAAGATATTCAGGGAAATCTAAGTAAAAAACCAGTACAATTATACAAGTTACTTTTGGAGCGTATTCAGCCACTTATTGAAGCCATGGGTGCGTCGAACATTGTAGCTAGTGCCTAATTTATCAATAGCAACTGTATGAGCAATACGTTCTTGTAGAGTTAATTGATTATAAAATCGTTGTACTTCAGGGTCATTGCTTGTAAGTAGATTCGCTGGTGTCATTGGTGTATTAGAAATTGTTGTAACTGTTTTCTGAGGTTCCTTTGCCTTAGAAAACAGTGCCTGAATATTTGTTTGTTTATGTTTGGACATATCTGTAACTCTAACAATGAATGCGAAGTATGTAAAATCAATTTTTGTATGAAACTAATAAGATGAGTTTGGATTCGTATATTCATACCGTATCAAAGACTGGTCGTCCATTTAGTGACTTTCATAAAGGCACAGTTGTTAAAGGAGCATCTGGTATGGCATTAACTAAAGGTTATTCATATGTATTGGAAGAAGAACCTGGAACAGGCTTTGCTGATAATTTTAAGCCTGTACTAACACCAGCTGAAATGCTATTTATGGGTGTATTTGAAGGCAAATACTTGAATGATTGTTACAAGGAATTTCCAAAAGAATGGTTTCTTATGGCTGCTGCGGCTGGAAAACTTGCTCCTGGAGTAAGCAGTCGTGATGTAAAATATAATTATTTTGGTGTTGATTCACGTCAGCCATTATCCGCCTGGAGAGAAAGAGGTTGGGTAGCAAGTCCTGGACGGCGAAAGGTGGGAGAATCAGGGCGCGACCTGCTGGCTGATAAAGTACATAATCCAGATGAACGAGGATGGTTTCAATGGTACTGTAGATACTATATGGGTCGCCGTATACCTGATTTGGACCATGTTCAAATAGGCCGATGGCGTTCCTTCATGAGACACGTAGGTGCTATTCGACATGGATGTAAGAAAGGAGATTTAACGTGTAGACGACGTGAACGTCAGGCATTGTTACAATGGGCCTATGATCCTTTTATATAGATATCTGAAAATATTGCTCTATACTAAAATGGGCATAAGTTTTTCTTTATTTCCGAATCACGGTCGTTCTAGCTCATGGGGTTATCCAACTCATACTTATTGGAGTAATCCTGGATACAGTGGTCCTACTACAATTATTTATGAAGAAGATCGCAATCGTCAGAACTATTCACCAAATAGACGTAATAATAATGGGTCATTAACACGTTCTAACAGAAATAATAATAATGGATCATTTACACAATCTAATAAAAATAATAACTATACACCCGATGTTAATAATACCGTAGCAAATACACAATATGATACATACAATTCAGGCTCTAATGGGTCATACTCTAGTGGTGGAAAACTTCGAAAAAATCATAAAACACGCAAAAATAAGCAAGGAAATCGTAAATAAAATTTCATATAATTATGTGTTCAAATGTAGAACTTGTGAACACAGTATGACCTACAATTCACAGAATTTTCCTAAAGAATTTCTAATTAATGATTTCTTTTCCTTTGTATACAAACAGTCAAAGGATTATACTATGGTCGAATCCTATCATGCACGTATATTTAATAACTGGTGTAAAACAGGAAATTATTGTAAACCATGCACAATTGAAAATATTTTAAACTATAGTATATTTGAAGGTGTAGAAATGGACGATGATATTATACCTAATTGTCCTAACTGTGACTCATATTATTACAAAGAATTTGAACATGCTAAGAAAAGAGCCGCTGAGATTCAGGCATTGTACGCTATAGGATTAAAACCAAAATACAAACCGACACCAATGACGATTGATAATATTCATGATATATGAATGAAATATGCTTAGGCACTCTTACATACATTACGCACAATATCGATCACCTCTTCATATTGAAGACCATTACCCTTATCAGCATTACGAAGAGCTTCCCATATTTTTGTCTCATGGGCAACGCATACAGAATAATGTATATCGTCTGGTATCATCCAGTCTTCAAGGCCAATATCAGAGTAGATTGGATTAATGTTACCGTCATCGTCTAAATAATTAAATACAACTTGCTTATTACACGTTTTGACATTATGACCTGGTTTTGTACATTTGGAACATGGCATTTGTATGACTGTATAATATACAATCATAAAAAATATCATTTTTTTAAATTTTTATTTTTTATTTTTCTAAGACAAGTTTTTTCCATGCTTGAATATTTTCAGGATTGTATATACTAAATCGCCATGTTAATTGCTTTGCATGTGCCTTATAAGCCTCCACATTAGCATCATGGTTCTTAACAATATGTTCAATTTGTGCGGCTGCTACATCAAAATCGTTAGCATCATAATAATAACCATATTCTTTGAAGCGTTTGACATTATGTACAACTGGAAATCCCATAGTTATCCATTCTAAGAAACTATAATTATATTCATTATTAACTTGATGCTGAATAATAATTGCGTTTTTAAAGGCAGGTGCTGCATTAATTATATGGGCTCGTGGCATAAGTTCAAGTTTATTATTCTTTATAATTTCTAGATTCGGTGCTATAGAATTTTGGAAATAAGCGTTATCTTTAAATTTTATACCATTCACAGCTATAATCTGACCTACTAATGATGGATATTTACGATAATATGCTTCCATAGCCATAATAGGAATTAATGCATTTTTTTGAAAACTGATATTGGGTTCCATCATAACAAATAGTCTAGGTGATAATGGTGATAATCCTGTACTATCATATACATGACCTAATTTTTCAATAAAAATAGGTTCCCATACATATGGTGCTACACGAGTTTTTCCACATAGTGCATTTACAGCACCGGCATAATCTGCGTGAATATCATAATGAGGAGATACCCATATTTCGTCAATTTCACCAGCCACATGATGACTAAAATTCACATTAGGATAAAATGTTACAGTTTCAATATCAATGTTTAAAATATTACCTAAATACAATTTACTAACTTTGGCACCCATAGAACGAAAGAACTTACGAATATTTGGATCGCAACTCATACCCATTTCTACATATGCCATAATACGAAAAGGCTGTTGTGAATAAGTCTTAAAATCAGTCATACGAAACTTATGATGAAGTTTAGCATCTTTATTGTTATCGTTATTATCTACAAAAAGCCACGGTTCTAGTCCTGCAATTTCTAACATTTTGTAAATCACATAAATATTTTGAAATAAACCATTAGCCCATATATGGTCATCCGAAATACGAACAGTAGTCAAAAATACTCGAGGCTTATCATTAGATTGTATAGATAATGTACTTGGATATGCCGGAGTAATAGGTTGATATTTATTACCGTCACCGGCATGAATAATGGGATATGAGGATGTAGTTGCCATTTACTCTAAACAATCTCAAAAAGTGATGCTTAAAACCGCAGCAAATTAGTTGTTACCATGGTTCGTCAACACTTTGTTTATCTTGAAAATGTATCAGGTATACATGCTAATCAACCTGTATGTGTATATGAAGGAAATAGTTTTATTGAACTCAAAGAAAAATTCTTAAATTATCTTCCTTTTATACCTCCATCGGATGCCTTATTTGACTTTTATAATAAACGTTATGGGTGTAGTAATAAAATACTATTGAACAATACTATAACGCTTGATACTATAGATGATATTTATGTGCGTGCTCGTGTTAAGAATTCATAAAGCCTATATAAGATGCTCAACGAGCTACTATTATTGACATCCGAAGTTGTACTTTCGGCATATCCTATGTTAATTAAACTTATAGATACGTCTATACTTTTTCAAACAGGATTACGTATGTTTGTTTACGCAGGATTAGCAGCTGTAGTCGCAATATTAACTGGTAGTCCATTAGCAGCAGACACATTACTATCCTCCGAATCTATTGCTACAGGTATGCTAAATTTATTACATGTTATTGTAAGTTATACTGCATTTGACCAATTAGCCGCTGGTAATGCTATGGCTTTGTTTTACACATATCCTGTATGGAACATTTTAGGAGCGTCTGCCTTATTTGGTGAATCTTTACAACTAGCCTCATTACCATGGATAGGTTTGGCACTTGCTGGTGCTATTGCATTATCACAACCAACTGCTACTAACTGGACATTTATAGGTATAGTATGTGCCTTATTAGCAGCTTTAACTGAAACTGGTATATATTTATGGTTTCGTATGAAAAAAGAAGGAGAAAGTGACCAACCATGGACGAAGATGATACAAATGTATGGTAGCTCAGGTGTTTTTTGGGGTATAGGTGTAATAATTGCTGCTATATTTGGATTATTAGCCAAAAATACATTTGCTATTAGTGCCGGTGGACTAGGTAGTATATTAGCATTTAATGCTCTTGTAGGATTTGTAGGATACGCATTGCGATTTTATCTTGTAAATAAAGTGAATACTATAACATTTAGTGCCTTATCATTCTTTGGCATTATATCAGCCTACATGTTTGGTTGGTTATTTACTAACGAGGTGCCAAGTATAATTCAGATTACGGGTGCGATTGCGATTATAATAGCAAATACCGTCCTTGTAAATAAGGAGACAGTATGACAAGCCGAAGTGGCGGATTACTTGAGCTCGTAGCTCGTGGTAAGAAAGATGTGTTTTTTACCGCGAACCCTGTTATTGCCTATGTACATAGTGTATATATGCGTGCTGCTCCATTTACAAAAGAAATATATACAACGAAGCCACGCAATATCCCGGAATGGGGAAAATGGGTAGATTTTGATATTGATCATCGTGGAGATATTGTAAGACAATTTTATTTAAGAGTTGACCTTCCTACATGGTTGCCGGTTGCTGCGGCGGCTGTAAATCCAACTGGTATTGTGACTGATTCAAGTGGAGTAACATATGGATGGACAAATAATATTGGATTTCAAATGATTCATAAATTACAAGTATTTGAAGACCAGATTCTTATACATGAATTATATGGTGAACAGTTGGAATGGAAATTAAGACAGTCTAACTCAATTGCGACAACTCTTGTATTAGCATCTCAAGTTGGTAATCGACCTGAAACTGCTTTAGGTATAGCTCGTTCTGCTACCTTTGGTCAATTACGTGTACCACTGCCAATTATTGGTTGGCAACACTTAGATGATCCTGGATTTCCTACAGTTGCTATGCGGTCACAGCGTTATAAAATACGTATTTGGCTACAACCGTTGTCATCACTCATTGTAGCGAGTGATCAACGTATATATCCTCAACCATGGGGTGGTATACCACTACGTGTACAAGCTTCTCAGCATGGACCAGTTGATACTACTATGATTACACTCAATAAATCTGTTATGAATAATCTTGGACTTTCATTGGAAACAACGCAATTATATCTACCTGCGGATGTAAATTTATACTTGAAATCAACTATACTTAGATTTCCATTTATGACCACGCAATTCCAACAGTATATTATTGAAGATAATACAATGACCGCTGCCTTTTTTTCGCCTGCTGGAACTGTAAATTATACTATGGCAATTGATTTCATAGGTTCTGTAAGTCGTTTATTTTTAGGATTTCGTACTGAAGCCAATACTCAGGCTGGCAATTTAACAAATCTGCGACCACCAGGACTTGGTTTAACAGCTACAAATCAAATAGATGCTATTGTGCCAAATTTTATTACATCTATGCGATTAAATATTGCGAATATTGACCGTATTAAATCATGGCCATATGCTATATTTCGTGAAGTAACATCTTACTGGAAAAATACTCGTATGGCCCTTGATTTAGTTGATGCAAATAAACCTGAAGAAATTTATACTGTAACATTTGGAGGATATGAAAGTGATAATCCAGCTGGAACATTAAATTTTACTCGAGCTACAAATCCTATTTTATATCTTATATTAAATGCTATACCTTATGATAAAAGAATAGTTAGTCGTAAAACATACGCATTATTATACGCAGAATCTTGGAATGTATTTGAAATTCAAGGTGGACGTGGTCGTTGTATGTTTGATGATTCATAATGAAAAAATTGACGATTAAATTCAGTTAAAAACTAACATTAATAATACATTTATATTTCCTACTTAATTTCAAACAATGTCATCAAATCCCTCAGTTTCTTCTAATAGTGCCGGTTGGACTACTGTGCGTGGTCCACAACATCATATTCCTACTATTCAATTTCCATCTCATGCTGCAAATGCGTTTAGTAAGTCAAAACCAACAAAATCAACTCAAGTTCACTTTTCAGAAACAGCTGCTCAAGCATTTTCTCGCCCTAAGTCTAGCAATGTATCACATAATAATGTAGGCTTTTCTGACTCGGCAAGTGCTGCATTTGGGGCAGGTAAGCAGACAAAATACGATGATATGCCATCAGCATTTACACATGGTGGTGGCAATCGTCGTGATGATGAATTTGATACACAAGCAGCGTCTGTATTTGGAAAGAAACGTATTCATAAAGGAATGTCGTCTATGTCAGATTCATCACGAACGCCCATTGTTGAAACACGTAATAATATGTTTTCAAATATGATTCAGGCTGCTTTGCCATCCACTTCGTCAAATGTTACACCAGTTGATTATAATAAAAGTGCTCTTCGCAAAGCCGAACCAACTCAGGAAGATATGTTTCCTGCTCTTGTATCTACA